CTACGGCTTGAACAAAAGTAGATCCACCTCCCAGTCTTAAATCACCAGCCGTGTTTGTAGCGTTAGGATACCACTCAAGAGGATTTTCTTGCGATGAAAATCTAATTAACAATGGATCTTGTACTCCATCACCATCTACACCCGTAGGATTTGTGTTTAAATTATCACACCCAAAAGCTATAACGTGTCTGTCTTGGTCAGATACCAAAACTTGTTTGGCTCTTTGTGGTATACTTGTTTTTGTACCAGCAAGAGTATTTAATTTTACGGCTCTAGTGCTTAGACCATTTGTTCTGTCCCAGTAATAAATAGCACCATCTTTTGGATTTAGTATTAAATCCTCTCCAAAGTTATCGTGTGACCACAATCTAATCTGTGCACCAGGAACCGTGATCGATGCAGAACTGCCCCATCCTACAAAGTCATCTGTAGGTAAAGTATTACCTACAGCTAGTTGAACCAACGATCCATTACTATGTGTTGTGGCTGTAGTACCACTATGTCCACGAGTAACAACTAAAGTGTTATCATCTGCGGATGCAGTGATAAGCATTAGCTCATTACCTATCAAAACAATGTCACCTTCGGTTGTCATTCCTGTCTCATCAACAACATCAACTCCTGTTTCTATTGCATCTAAATCTTCATTTAAAGTTGTTGCTAAAGCACCGCTTGTGGTGCCACTCCATTGCCCAGCTCCCCAACCAGTACCACCAACGGTCACATCTAGACCTGTGTTTAATTGATACGCTCCAACAACACTAGATCCACCATTACCTGTGTCAGAAGCATTGGCTGCAATAGTTGATGTAACTGTATATGAATTAGAACTTACAACCGATATAATTTTATATTCTTTGTTAAGAACAGCAGCAGTAATATTACCACCTAAACTAACAGCACCAGAAAATGTTACAAAATCATTTTCATTAGCACCATGAGCGGGATCTGAAACAGTTATTGTTGTTGAGCCATTTGTCGCAGAAAAGGTTACATCACCAGCACTCGTTGTGGCTCTTATTGGTGTGATGTCATTAAAACCTTCACCTTCTTCTATATAATATTTTAAGTTTGTTCCTATACCTAATAAGTCTGCACCATCAAGAGTCACCCAGTTATGTAAACGTCTAGCTGAACCTTCAAAAGTACTGGTAGTATATTTTGTCCAACCACCAATCTTTTCTGGAAAACCAAACCTAAATCTTACTTTATCACCATCAACATAACCACCTTCATTACTTTCAGAAGTAATATCAGACACAATACCAGGTTTGAATTTTAATTTAGTAATAGGCATTAAACTGTTCTCCCTGCTACTGTTCCAGAGCCAGTTCTTGTAACATTACTGTCTCCTTGTATATAATAACCTGCTAATCCTCCAGCAGATCCAGATGCTCCAGTTGTTGGTGCTGTTGATGGATAAGAAATAGTAGTTCCTGTTCCATTTGTACCTACAGCCCCACTAGAACCATTCACTCCTAATGCTCCACCTGCACCACCTGCACCACCAGTTCCTGCATTTGTTCCACCAGCTGAACCAGCTGAACCACTACCCGCTGATTGAGCAAAACCTTGACCAACGCCACCAGCACCAGCGGTCCCTGCTGTGGAAGGAACATTTACAGAAAGAGATAATGTTGCGTTCATATCATTATAAAAAAATGCTCCATCTGTAGAAGATGACCCATATGGACCTTGAGTATAATTACAAAAATAATAGGTAGTATTTGCAGCTAAAGGAGCTTTTAATCCACTCCAATTCAACCCACTACCATAATCTGCACCGCCTTGTCCTTGGCTTTTTGTATCTTCAGCTGTACTTATGTTAACTACTGGTGTTCCACGATGACCTGTCTGTCCATCTTCTGGAAATGGATCAGTTATATAAGAAGACAAAGAATATTCAGCAGATGTGTTTACTTGAAAACTGTACCAAACAGGTCCTCTGTTTGATATATTAGATCTTAATTGATTACCTGATGTATTTAAACCCCATTGCCCAGTACCAATACCTGACCAAGCTCTTGGACCAAATTGTGTTAATACAGAATATGAAACAAAGTCTGGTTTATCACCAACTTTGTCGGTAACACTAGAAGCTGTTGCAGTGGCAGAAGCACTTCCTTTACCACCTGCACCACCATTGCCACCTCCACCTCCACCACCTTTGATGTTGGCTCCACTATTATTAATAACGGTTGTTGTAACATCTGCTTTTAAAGCTGTCCCACCATTAGATCCTGCTGCACCACCTTGACCATATATATTACCATTGTTAGTCACAGTTATACTTCCAGCACCACCAGAAGCTAAATCTAAAGCGGGAGTACTTGTAGAAGTACTGTAAACAGTTATCCCTGAATTTATTAAAATATATTTTGGATAATCTACAGAATAGTCATCACCAAAAATACCTGTGCCAGACTGTTGTGTGGCATTAGAAGAAAAGGTTTTCTGCCATCCTCTAGCTTGAGAATAAAAAGTACTTAAACTAATAGCACCACTTGTAGGGACATTAGCAGCTAAATTTGTAGCCGTATTATTACCTGCATTAGATCTTACTTTGGTGCCCCCTCTATAATAATCATCAAAAGAAACAGGCGTGTTACTCCCAGGACTAAACTCATCCCTTATATCAGCAAAACTTATAACTCCTGATCCAGTTAATGCCATTAGATGCTTCCATAAGCCGTGACGTTTCCAGTAACAGTTAAATTACCACTGCTATCTAATTTAAATTTGTTTGTTCCTTGATAGGCTATCCTTAAAGTTCCAGCTGATTCAGTAATTGTGTAGTCCCCTAAATCAACAGTAGTTGCATTTAAAGTTCCTAAAGTCGTTATTCCTGTAACGCCAAGTGTTCCAGCGATAGCTATGTTTGTATCTAGCTTAGCACTTGTAACAGCGTCATCAACTATCTTAGATGTTGTTACTGAATTAGCTGCTAAGTGTGTAGCATCAATAGACCCGTCTACATATTGATTACTATCAACAGAGTTAGCAGCCATCTTAGCAAGTGTTATGTTACTATCGGCTATCTTAGCTGTTGTTACAGCACTAGACGCTATTTTAGCAGTCGTTACATTACTATCTACGATTTTAGCAGTCGTCACTGAATCAGTTGCAAGATGAACAGCGTCAATAGAACCATCTACATATTGATCACTATCTATTGAATTAGCAGCCATCTTAGCCAGTGTTACATTACTGTTTGCAATCTTAGCCGTGGTCACTGCACTATCTGCAATCTTAGCCGTGGTCACTGCATCGTCTACTATGGTAGGATCTAATTTAGCTACATTAGCGTTTGAGCCTGTTCCATCAGCATATACAATAGCTACTGTGGAAGCTGGCATACTAACCGTGGTTCCCGAACCACCGCCTTGTAATACAGTAGCTGTTTGTCCTGTACTATTTTTTATAAAATACCATTTTTGTTGATCGTTGGGCGTTATGGTTAGATTAAAAGCACTAGAAGGACTTCCAGACAATAATAGTACTTTGTGATGACCATTTGAAACACTTCCATCATCTGTTGTTAATGTTGTGTTTCCAGAAATAGTTAGTGTGAGAACACCATTCAATGCATCATCTATGATATCAAAGTTTGTGTTGGTTGTTGTTCCCCAGGTTCCCGCTTGTTCACCAGAACCTATCTTTTCTATTCCTGTGTTCGCTGTATATGTACTTGCCATATTTTCCTCACTCTGTCTCTGTCCATGTCTCTGTGCCAGTTGGCGTTATTTGGGTCCATGTCTCTGTGCCACTTGGTGTAATGGCTGTGTAATTCTCTGGTGTTACACCTGCATCTATCTCTACAAATAATAATTCACCAAAGGATGCTTGTGAAAAATTAAAGTCTTTCGAGGCAACACCTGATCTTATCATAATACCATTTGATGCTTTTGTAAATGCAGACTCTATCTCAGAGGTGGCTAATCTTGCTCTAAGACCAGCTGATGTTATCACAGTATCTGTGCTTAACTCTGCATTTGCACCAGCACTAATGAAAATACCATTTGATGTTTGAGTGGCAGTCGAACTTATGGAAGAGACACCAGACATAATGCCTACACCTGCACTTGCAGCAGAGGCAATGCCACTCATTTCGGATACACCTGCTAATAGAATACTTTGATCCGATAGAGCGTATTCAGATAGAGCAGATGCACCTAAC